TGACGTTAGTCTTTTCACGCCACATGTGCCACCTGGTGGTTTCCCAGGCGTGGGTACCATCTTAGCAGATGGCGCCGGTCTGGCGGCCGCGACACCTTTTGGTGCGGCCCCGACTATTCAAGGTTCATACAACCTTAGCGTCAATGGCCTTGTGATTTCCTATTCAGGATGCGTCATTGGGGCTGAGTACTGTTTTGATATGTGTTTAGCTGGAACAGCTTTCACTGTCAATGCGACAAACACTCCCGTTGGGATGACACTGAAGACAACGCTCTTCACTGGATTTCCGGCGGCTGCAGTTACTTATGCTCTTGTTCAGACGTTTACGTGTACCGCTGCCAGCGGAACGTTCACATTGTCAGGTCTTGCCGCTGCAACAGTCACCTCTGCTACACTAGTCTTCAACTCTCTTGCCCCTGTTCCCGGCTTCTAAGCTGGAGAGACACGCGCGTTTACACATACACATTGTTTGCTTGCATAAATACTACACACACACATTCTTGTTTGCTTGCTGATTAGGAACTCTCGAGATTAAATTCTGCGCCCCCTTATTAGCAATTATTTATGTCTGCGCGTTGTTTGTTGCCAAGATGCGAATTGGCATGTAAGCCTGTTTCATAGCTTCAGGCTCAGACTCATCCGCTCGAATGCCGTTGAGTTGAAAAGCGAAGTAACTTTCTACTCGCATCAGGTCCACGTTGTTTGTATACAATAGTATGCTCTGTGTGGCCAGACACTTTACAATACTGCCGCTGGCATATTTCTTCTGATGGTACGGTACCAATTTTGAAATGTGTCGGCAAAGCTAATTGTGCCTCAGGTCTTTTAGTGGCGATAGGGCGTCTGGTAGTGCAGGGTGTATCCTCGTTCAATGGGGCAAGTCGGCTTGTGTTTGTGTACGATAACTGATGAATGGGTACGTGAGTGTTAGACCAGAATTACAGGAGGTATTGAGTGATGTCCATATCGGACGCTGGCGATCCCAGCGGGTATGTGAAAAAGGCGGTTGCATTGCACTACTTACCGAACGGGTATCTGGATAACTACTAACAAAGTCAAACTTTGGCCAGACTATAAGAGGTCATAAGCCGTCCATGGGGGGTGGTAGCCCGAATTTACCGCTTTGAATGCTAAATCGGAAGGCGCACCGACGCAAGTACCGGCGAACACAGGGGAGGTGAAAAGAGCGACAAACGCGCTCTGCCCTGGTGGTGGTAAAGAGCCACACCACGGACCAAAAGACCCACGCGACGTGAAGCGTGCGGCCAGGCAGAAAATGAAGAAGCTGCCTAGTACAAAGTCAAAACAAAAGGCTCGTCAGCCTAAGCACCTGTTTGACTCAACCTTAGGTTATCCAGGGGAGGGACCCCCCGTACAATTGCCTGATAGCTGTAGAATAGCTAGCTCTCGCGACGTGAGCTTCGGCAATTTTGAGTCCGGGGTCAGAAAATCTGACCCAATGGCGGTTTTCACAGGTGCCAGTTCCAACAGTAGTAGCTCAAGCTCATGTTGTAATGATGGCCCCGACTGGGATCTAGTCGAGAGGAAAACCGCCAAGCCACGTTCACGTGTGGCACAGCCAACACAAGGAGTGTTTGGCAATAGGGGCCAACGCCCCCGGCCTATGGCCGTTCGAGGGGGCAAAGGACCCCCGGCCCGTGGGGCAACCCACAAGCTTCCTAGAAGACCGCTGGTTTGTTTCAATTGTGAACAACCAGGACATGCGTCGCCAGATTGTCCCGTCAGTGGGAGCATGTCCGAGGGAGCGCGAGCTGGATTGAGAAAGCTCGTTGGGCCATCGCGCGAAGTTCTACAGCGTGTCTGGAAGGATGGTCGTCCAGGCGATCAGCATCTTGAGGTACACATCAACATGGAAGAAGTTGATGCGGGTGACTTACCCCCGCCACCAGAAGAAGCACCGCCGGAAACTCCAGAGGAACTCGCAGCGAAAAGATTGGAACGGAGGATTAGACATCGATCCAACCTCTATGACAAAGCATGTAACATGATGCTTACAAAAGAGTATAGCAGCGCCAATGATCAGCAAGTCATCAAGTTGGCTATGACTGCTATAGCACGGAAAGATAAAATGCTCGATGACTTCGAGGGAGCAGTCTCCGAAGTTGTTTTGCAGGAGTATCAGCGAGCTCTTCTTGACACATATGATCAACGTATCAAGTGTGCTAAGAACTTGACTTACTCCCGCAACGTACGTTCTACGTCGAGTCGTGCTGCACGAATGGTGCACCAGTTTGTGAAGTATGTACAGCTTAAAGACGTTGCAGAAGTCAGGGGGTCTGACTTGCAGCGCCTTGCTCAGTATGAATCCATCGAGTTGTTGTCAAGAGATCGGGAATGGTTTATGTTTGCATGGATTTTAGCCCTTATGTTGAGGCTCATTTTCATGCCTATCCTCGAAGAGATGTTTAAACGCACAGGTCATTTGCTGCCGTATGCACCTGTTGATTCACCTGAACGGTTTGGCTTCGTCATTGTGAATCTTATGGACTTCGTGCCCGTTGTTGTGCTTAGTTGCGTCGAAGTAGCACATCATAAGACTGGGCGGTCGTTCTTTAGCGTTTTGTTTGAGTTCATCGCACGTCTCTTCACGCATTTTACGCTGTCACAGTGGCCCTTCGTTACTGCCTGCATTCTACATTGTGTGTGGAATGCTGTAGCTTTGCTTAGCCACATCCATTTGTTGACCAACAAGTATTGGATGTTGGATGTTCTTGGGGGTGACCCTGATACTGATGTGAGCCTCACGCGGCTAGACATCTGCCTTGATGAGCATCCTATGCGTATGGCTGAAGTCCAACCAGGCTACTTCTCCAAGCAAGCAGACCCTACATGCAAGCCCAAGTTAGGCGTGTTTGGGAGCTGGGGAATTGCAGGATTTGTCGGAACAGTATTCCGATCCTGCTCTCATAACGAAGAATTGTCGATGAGAGGACGTGTTGGGAAGAAACTGCCTGCCCACACTGATCCTGCCACTACTTCACGGATTGTGGAGAATTGGAAGCAGTTATCGCGCGAAATTGTGCCCTTTATGGTAGCCAACATACGTCGGATTTACCGTCCAGTAGAGTTTGGTGAATGGGCTGCATCTTTTCCGTCCGCCCGTCGGGATGCACTGCTTAGAGTTCGCGCTGATGCACAAGATATGCCGTTCAGGACCACTGAACATGGACAAGGCCTTGTGGCAAAATCCTTCATCAAGAAGGAAATAGCAGTGAAGCAGATAGGCGATCAGGTCTTTAAAGATCCGCGTTTCATTCAGGGCTGCCCCCTTGAATTGAGTGCTGCATGCGGACCGTATTTGCGACCTTGGACCAAGCATGTTCGAAATGGCTTGCGACCTAAACAGTATGAGATCTCAGAGATACGACGAGGTCTTCAGGTTGTTTACACCTGTGGCTTAACTAGCCAACAAATTGGGGCAGAGTATGGGAAAGCGCTGAAGTTAGTAGAGCGCGAGATGGATGAAGGTGATCAGCTCATTGTGGTTGAAGACGATCAGAGTCGTTTCGACCTGCACCTTCTTGAGGGTCCATTCTCATTCCTTAACTCAATTTATAGGGATAAGCTACCGCGGCGGGTGGCATCCCTCCTCCGCAGGGGAGTTTCTCAGGGCGTTACGAATCTTGGGACAAAGTATTCGATACCTTTCACTATGCAATCGGGATGGCCTGATACATCAGTTGGAGATACTTTGGTTAACGCTGCCATGAAGTATCGCATTCATGGAATTGGTAGATTGTGGATTTCTATCATCTGCGGAGATGACAGTGTGACTGTCACCACCAAGCGTGAGCTTGATCGCTGTGGTGGGTTGTCAGGTCTTATATCATCCTATGCCGAATATGGGATGGAAATTGAGGCCAAATATACCGCTAACCCATTGTCTGTAGAATTTTGCAGTGGGCGGTTTTACCCAGCTAAAGGGTCTTTCATCTTGATGCCAAAGCCTGGCCGTTTGATGTCGAAGATTTGTTGGGATATGAAGCCGCGGGGTGATGTGAGTAGAAAAGCTTGGCTTAGAGGAATAGCCATTACTCTTGATAACTATGGTAGAGTAGACCCACTTTTAAACTCAGTGGGGGTTGGCCTTCATAGTGAACTCGGTTCTGGGAAGATTATAACCGAGAGG